GATAACTTCACGGTTGATTTCAGCCAAGATTTCTGTTGAAAGAATGTTGGCCAATTCTGTCTCAGCATCAAGGCCGTGAATGGCTTTAAGATCCTGAGCAAGCTCTGTGGTGTATTCTGCTTTAAGGGCGCGTGACTTAGCAGTAACAGTAACTTTGTCAATGCTAAAAGCCATTTCGTTGAACATGTTGTTAGCTGCATCACCAAGGGCTTCGGCTTGTGCTGTTGACATGCCTGTGCCTGTTGGGAATGAGTTAGCTGTATATGAATCGCCTTCTGCGAATGGATTGTTGTTAGCATCTGGGTGTGAACCAGTGTTTGTGAATCCAAATGCATTATTCTGACCAGAGAATGCTGTGTTAGCTTCGTTAAAGAATGCTTCGTTTGAACCAGAAACGCCAGCATTTGTACCGGTCATTGTCTTATAACGTGAACGCATAGCAAAGATCAGGCCAGTTGGGCCAGTCATTGGCTGAACGCCACAAACGTCATAAGCAATAAGATTTGGTAGAGCGCGGCGAACTAGTGATATAAGAATTGGATCATATGAGCCAACGTTTGTACCAGCACCGAGACCACCACCAGAGTTTGTTGGAGCAGCTTCGTTGAGGATGTTTGATTCCTCAGCCATAGCCTTTTCTTGGTTCTCTAGAACGACGGCTGTAACAGCACGACGATATGGATCCTTAATCTTTGAGAGACCGTCGTGATCAAGAACTGGTGACCACTTTCTCTCTAGGTTTTCTGTAAGATACATTTTAATTTCCTTCTTTCTATGTTTTAACTAGTTAAAAATTACTTTGGAAGACTTTTACCAATAGCCTGGGTATAACGTGCCATGCGACCGTCTAGATTCTCTATTAAAGACTGTGGGTCAGCTGAAACTTCAACCTTGTCAAAAGCGTTTTCACTATTGACAGCAACTGGGAAGTAATTCTCCCTTAGTGTAGAAACCTTTTCAATAAATGTTTCATCGTCGGTATACTCGACGTTTTCAACAAGGGCTAGTAGCTTCTGTGTCTGTGTGTCGGTTAAACCTTCACAAATAGCAGCAGCTAGTTCAACCTTGCGTGATTCAGCAAGCATAGATGTTAGTTCAACATTACGCTGAATTTCTTCGTTTAGTTTTTCTTCCAGTTCTTCGACTGTTGATGACAATTCTTCAACAACTGGAACTTCTTCTTCTGGAATATCAATATAATGTTCTGCGAATAGTGAACGAAGACCAGAAATAAAATCTTCTGTAAGTTCGCTACGGAGAGCGGACTCAACAGCAACTTCGTTTTCTGCAATCCACTGTTCAACAACATAGTTGAGATAGTCGTCAACATTGGAAGCAAGTTCTTCCATGATCTCTTCAACTCTCTCTTCTAGTGTCTCAGCATAAGCCTGTTCTAGTAGAGCAACTTCCTCTTCTAGCTTTGCTTTAACAGCAGCTTCAAAGATTGTTGTGGCTTTATTATGAAACTCTTCTGAAAGGTTCTCACCTTCTAAAAGAGCATTAACATGCTCGGACATATCTACTTCATATGTGTCTAGTGCTTCTGATACTGTCTCTTCTTCTGTTTCTTCTGAAACAAATTCAAAGTTTTCATCAATAGCAGCTAAAATTTCTTCTTCTGATAGACCAGCTTCGATGCCTTCTGCAATGAAGTCTTCTAGTTCTTCGGAAAGTTCTAGTTCTTCATCACACTTTTCCATCTTCTCGTCTTCCTCTTCTTTTTCAGCTTTGTGCTTACGAGCTTCTTTAAGAGCCTTAACACGTTCAGCTAGAGAAAGTTCATTACCTTCTTCAACTACTTCACCGTCATCTTCCATCTCTTCGGCAACAGCTGATAGCTTTTTAGCAGGTTCTGCTTTAACAGATGCTTGACCAGAACGTGAATTATCTTTGCCTGTAGCGCCAGCAGCTGCTGCACCAAGATTACCTGATGGTAGTGTGGTTGGTGTCTGACCACCTAGATCCTGAACACCTGATAATGATGCTGGATTAGCAGCATTTGGATTAGAGAAACGCTCATCTTTTGACTTAGCGTTTGGTCTTAATGTTTTAGCATTGCCTGTTGAAGCGGTTGAAGGATCAACTGGATTAGGATTAGACACACCGCCGCTGATTGGACCAACGGATGGTAGTGCTGCACCTTCCTGTAGACTCTTTCCCTCTAGAACAGCTTTTGCTGCTTCGGTTAATGATGTCATTTGATAGATACTCCTTTATCTTTCCTTATTTAGTATTTTCAAAGTTTTGAAATATAATTTTCAAAAATTCTTAGAGCCACTGACTCGATTTCACTCTTTGAGGCTTCTGATATAAGTTTCTTGGCATGATAATACTCTTGCTCTCTCCACTTACCATTCTCAAAAACCCACTCTTTGCCTTCCATGATGCCCTGCACAAATGCGTCTGGTGCGCTTGGATCTGCTACAATGTCTGCCGCTGTAGCCAACTTAAAATCGTCTTGGACTTGTTGATATCCATTATGTGGACGAAGAGACCCTACGCCTCTGGTCGACACACCAAGACTTGCACCACCATCTAATAAGCTCTTAACAATCTTACCGTTAGGAGTATCCATAATCTTTGCTTTACCAATAAAGTTAGTACCATCAGCATATAACTTGGTGATCATATGCGAAACTCTGTCTAGGTTGATTTGAGGATTCTCTGGATGACCTAGTTCACCAAATGCTCTATTCTTTTGAACGTATTCTGTGTTATAACGTGCAGCTTCTTTTGCGAGAACTTGCATTGGATATACACGACCGTTGCGGTTCTGCTTTTCAGCCTGCATGAAAATACCAGTGATAAAGTGATTCTTAGAACCATCTTTAGCTGTCTCAACTAAGTATTGAACGTCTTGAATTTCTTCTCTAATTAGTTTCATTTATTTAACCCTGTATATATTTATATTATTATAGATTTTGAAATCCTATATCTTTTAAATCACCAACAAGTGACCTGGCAATTTTTCCTGCTGTTCCACCTCTTTGTCTTGTTTTTTCTTCAGGTGATCTATCATCAACATGTCCAGGTTCACGACCCATAAAAGTATTAATATTTCTTTTTATAATTCCAGGTCTCTGAGAATTTGATGTTGCTTTTGGTTGACTTGGTTCAGCACCTGCAGCTTTTCTATAATCGTCATCAGATGGTTTAGCTGAAGCTCTTAATTCCTTATAAGCATCATAAGCAGCTTTTGCTCTTGAAGCACCAACAGCGGCTTTGCCAGCGACGGCTCCAACAACTCTAGCAGTTTTTCTAATACCTTTTACGGCAACTGCGGCAGCTTTTCTCTTAAAAGTACCTTTTTGAACTTTACCAGATCCGCCTCTAATTCTACCTTCTGGATCAGGTTGAACCTCTACAGCTTCAACTACTTTTTTTTTAACTTTCTTGAAATGATGACCTGCGATTGGTGTCATTTCTTTTCTAGGATCACCAAGAACATCAGAGGCTTTCTTATATCCAGCTTTCTTTCTTGCTTCAACCTCAGCTTTAGTCAGACCACCAACGCCTTCATGCATCTTGGCTGCAAACATACGCTTCATTTCATAAATCTTGCGCTCTCTAATCTCAGCAAGTTTAGCTTCAACCATATCGTTGGCTTCAAGCATGTTATTTGAAACGATTGATTCGATTAGTTCTCTTGACATAACTATTTCCTTAGGCGTATGGATTTGAGTTAAAGGCAGCAGGATCACGATGTTGACCTGCAGAGAAATCTCTATTATCTTTCTTTAGATCGATGAAAAGAGTGAAAGCATCGCCAGCGGTAACACCAACTGTTGATATTACAATATTTCCGTTTGAGGTAATTCCTGCTGGAGCACCGATAGAACAGGACAAACCTTCTGAATCAAAGTTATAGTCAAACTGACCATCACCGAAAGTAACAATTGCTGTATTAGAAACGCTACCCCATCCTAGTTGAATATAACCTTTGTTTTTAAATACACCGTGTCCCCAGATACGCTTAATTGTTGTTCTATAATTTGTTTTAGTATTACCCCAATCGCCTGGTGTCAATATCGTATTACCATTGCTTGTTAATGCAAAAGCAAGATTAGCAGCAACCATTAGTGATGCATTAGCAGCAACAGTATCAACAACTCCAACATACTTAATTACAGCATGTCTATTACTGTCTGCTAGTTTTTGTTCTTGAATTATGTTAGCCATTGTTTATGCCTTTATCGAAAAATTAAGTAGTTTCTTGAAGGATTCCATGTCTTCATTTAACATACCTTCAACAATCTTTTTGTTTTTGGTATTGACAGAATCATAAACTTCAAGTATTCTTTTAGCCATACTACTATTTAGTGTAATT